TAAGTGGATGATAAGAGCATACATGGTATGGTCTATTTGTGCAGACGTGTTTCTCCTCAGTGGTGTAGTTTACCTAGTCTTTTTTTGATGGGGGTGAATTAGGATCGACTGGCGTGTAATAGAGAAGTGGAGAATTGTCGGATGACTCCGTTATTGGTCAAATTAGTAAACGCAAACGATAACTTTGCATATGAGGATTATGCTCTCGCAGCATAATCAGATCGGGGTTCGGGAGTACCTGGCAACAGAAACTCCCATTTCATCGGGGATCACTCCCTAATAAGTGCGTGTGGGGTCTATGGTTAATCCCACAACTTTATAAGGAATATAAATGAGTTTGAACACACCCAAAACCTTTACACTGGAAATTGAGAACATTGTAAAGGATAAAGATATTTCTCACATGGATGCAGTTTTATGGTATTGTGATAAAGAGGGAATAGAACCAGACACGGTTCATTCCCTTATTTCAAAAGGATTGAAAGAAAAGATTGAAGCAAATGCTAGAGAGTTGAACTTCCTACCAAGACAAGCACAATTACCAATTTAGGAGTTAATAGTATGTTCGCAATATTTTTAGTAATTATCTCAGTTGCTTTTGGAGTTGACAATAAAGAGTTTTTTGATAAAGTTGTAATAGATAGAGCAAAAGGTGCAGAGTGGCATTATGTAGGAAAATCTCCTTTAGACCCAACAGCAAAATCTCTCCCTTTGCAATGTTGGACAAATGAAGAAGGTGGAGTGTCAGTGCCTTGCGGTGAACCTTACATATATTGGAAATTGAAGAAAGAGTAAATTTATGACATATGAGTTGAAAGTTCCAAATGGAACTTATAAATCGAACAGTTTATTTTGGTTGGTCGTTTTGGTATTACGACACAGACTAATGCATTTAATCAAAGATAGAAAATTTATGGACTAATGAACCCTGTTGACATATATCTTATGTATTGTGCTATGAAGGCACATTTCGGTAAGGGTAAATATGACTTTGTGCAGTATGAAGGTAAGACCAAGGTATCGAGGAATTCCTTTTACAAACGCAAGGACAGATATTTCTTTGCTCGACTCTCCAAAAAATATGACGATCCCAAAGAGATCCAAAATTGGTTGCTCTCAAATTTTGTCAAAGACAGAAAGGGATACATTGCTAACTTCACTGATGAGAACTATGATTCATGGAGACTCAAGAGAGAGGGTTTCTTTGATACGTTTGCTGTGGAGATGTATCCTTTAGTTAAAGAGTTCGAACCTCTATTTGAAGTTCATAGCAATACTCATCCAAAATTACTAAAAGAATATCTTGGGAAACGACTCTCCATCGAAACGATGATAGTACTCGAAGTATTGGTAGAATACTCTGAGAATTGGGATAAAAATTTGAGTGATGATATAGTTTGGCAGGACACTAAAAAATTGATGAAAGATTACAAAAGGTTCTTGACAATTGACCCAAAAAAGTATAAAATGAAACTATTGAAGTTAATAGAGGAGTTTTGATTAATGAACGTTACAGTACACCTAGATGGTGATCCCACAATTCGTGAAGAAGGATTTTATGAAGCAAAGGTTTTTGAACTGACTAAACAGGTTAAAGATTTACAATCTGTTCTTTCAGAAATGACTGTAGAAAATGAACAGTTAAAAGAACGAGTTAAGCAACTAGGAACACGTCCACCTCAATGGCCAAAGGGATATCGTCCTCGTAGACACAATCCTCGACAAGATAAGAAACACGGCAATTGGCAACCATCCGAAAGGTCTAATGGCAAGTTCTAACGAACAAATGGTGACACTGGTAGATCACATGGGTAGTGATTTATCAGTAGTCAATGCTGCAAGAGTTTCTTTTGCAAAAGCCCATGAAAAGTTTGATGAAGACAAAGATCCGAAACTTATCAATTATCTTGGTAAGCATGGGCATTGGACTCCTTTTGGGCATGGTAGTTTACAATACCATATTAAAGCCCCCGTGTTCGTTGCTCGTCAATTGGTCAAACATCAAGTGGGTTTAGTGTGGAATGAAGTATCAAGACGATACGTGGATATGGAACCAGAATTTTATGAACCCGATATTTGGAGAGGTTTACCACAAAATAAAAAGCAAGGTTCTTCTGATGAAGAGATAGACATCAATCCTCGTAATGATCTGGTGAATGATTATCAACAAGCATTAAGAAGTGCAAAATGGACATATGAGGAACTTCTCAGGAAGGGAGTATGTCCAGAACAAGCACGTATGATTCTACCTCAAGCAATGATGACAGAATGGTACTGGAGTGGTACGTTAATGGCATTTTCTCGTGTTTGCAATCTACGATGTAAAGAAGACGCACAATTAGAAACACAAATGGTTGCAAAACAAATTGATGTGTTGGCAAAGGAAATATTTCCTTATAGTTGGAAGGCCTTACGAGATGACAATTAAAGAGTATAGTAATGAGTTTAATACAGTGACAGTTGAAAAAATAGTTGTATTAATGGAAGAAATTGCAGTTCTTGAGAGTAGATATGAAGATCATAACTCTGGTAATTTACGAACAGCAGTTAATGTATTGCGTAACAGGGTTAATGAATTGAAAGGAAAAATACATGATTAAAACATTTATGCTTCTGTTGGCATTTACAATAACAGGACCAGATGGAGAGACAAGAGATGAGAGAGTTCATGTGTTGTCCCGACATTTCGATACAAAACCAGAATGTATAAACTTTATAAATTCTTGGAGTGGTGTCATTAAGGATAGAGGACTTTCCACAGTAGAAGGTATGCTTGCAGAAGGATGGACAGTATCTTTAGATGAAATCGGTTGCAGACAAAATCCCTCTCAAACACAAGAAGCAGTATTAAAAATTAGTGCAGAGGAACAAAAGTAGTGTTAGATGCCTCTGTCAGAATGGATAGTTTTAATCCTATGTGGGTGCCACCGCATTTAGCAGGGACTTCTTTGATTGTAGGCAATGGAGAATCTAGATCATGGTTCAAACCTTGCCATCAAACTATTGCAAAAAATGGAGTTAATGTTTGGGGTTGTAATGCGATCTATCGTGACGGTGAAGTAGATTGTCTAGTGGCAACTGACCCTGCTATGCAACAAGAGATATATGACTCAGGTTATGCCTTTGAGCATACATGCTTTTTTGTGGATTGGCAACGACTTCCAAAGGATGTTGGAGAGACTTTTTTGATGGGGTTCGATATTCCTGACGAATTAGTTTTCTATTCAATAGGTGAGTCCCAACCACATAGTGAATGTGTAATTAGAGGTAAAGACCCTACTACAGTACAAGAGAAAGTCAAAGAAGCATTAGAAAAATTCCCTCACCTAGATAAACCTGATCTTATCCAAAAGATGGAAAAAGATACTGGTGTCTGGATCACTTGGGTAAAAGAGAAAGATGAGGTTATTCATTTTGATTTCCCTAGAGGATGGTCTACTGGTTGTTCTGCAATGCATCTTGCATGTCAGAATGGATCAAGAGAAGTATACATTTTAGGGTTTGATTTAAGTGTGTATGAGGAACCCCTAAATAACATCTACAAGGGTACGGATAATTATCTTCCTGCTGACTCCAAAGGATTTAATCCTGTTAACTGGTCCCAGCAAATGCAAGCAACTTTTGTAGAATTCAGAGATGTAGAATTTTACTGGGTGGACTGTCAACTGAAAGAAAAATTTCATTATTCGAACCTAAGTTACTTGACAAAAGACGAACTTTGTGATATACTACAAATAATATAAACATACGATTACATACGCAAATATACGTAAACATAAGGAGATACATATGTCGTTAAATGCAATGAAAAAACAAAATACCTTGGACCAACTGCTTGGTGCAGTTGAAGAGGAAAACAAACCCCTCGAAAAGAAATCATACGTTGATGAACGGTTGTGGAAACCAGAACTGGATAAGTCAGGTAATGGTTATGCAGTCATTCGTTTTCTTCCTGCCGTCAAGGGTGAGGAACTTCCGTGGGCAAAGGTCTGGAACCATGCGTTCCAAGGTCCAACTGGTCAATGGTATATTGAAAATTCTCTTACCACAATCGGACAGAAAGACCCTGTATCAGAGATGAATACTTCCTACTGGAATTCTGGTGTGGAGTCTGATAAGGAAATTGCTCGTAGGCAGAAGAGGAAGTTGCAATACTTCTCTAACATCTATGTTGTAGAAGACCCCAAACATCCTGAGAATGAGGGTAAGGTATTCTTGTTCCGTTTCGGTAAGAAAATCTTTGACAAGATCATGGAAACTATGCAACCAGACCCAGCATTTAGTGATGAGGTTGCAATCAATCCATTTGATTTTTGGAAAGGTACAAACTTCAAACTGAAAATTCGGAAAGTTGATGGTTTCTGGAACTATGATAAATCAGAGTTTGGTAAGAAACCTTTTGCATTGTTTGATAAGGATGATGCACTTGAAGAAGTGTGGAAGAAACAGTATTCTCTCAAGGAAAAAACTGATTCTACTAATTTTAAATCCTATGATGAGTTAAAGACTCGTCTGGATACTGTTCTTGCTGGTACAACTAAAGTAGGTAATGTAACTACTTCATTTGATGAACCAGAAGAGACTGTTACGATTGATACGAAAGAGGAACCTTCTTCTACCGTATCTGTAACAGATGAAGGAGAGGAAGACCCTCTTCTATATTTTGAAAAACTTGCTGAAAAGGATTAAGCATGAAAAAGACCCTTGTAGTTGCACTCGCAACCACACTACTTTCAACCGTTGCTCTCGCAGGGGAACGACAGGTTACAGTAGAACTACCCAAAACGATTACAGTGACCTGTTCGGACAGAGTAAGTCCAGGGACTGTAGTTCTAACCAATCCACCTAAATTCAGTTGTGCTGATTATGATGTCGTTAAGAGAGTAATCGGTACTGGAATTACAATTGGCCCTGATGCTAGAGTCAGTAGTATCATACGTGCAGTTCGTAGGGTTGAAAAACCTCGTCGTCCTCTTACGATGGCTGAAGTACGTCAAAATGAAAGAAACACTCAATTAGTTAATCGTTCTAAGAGAGAAATAGAACGTGACAATGGGTGGAAAGATGTCAGGATGCCCGTGCTTACCTCTCAACGACCATCTAATGGTAATTGGAGAGATATTAATCAGACAGATAATAGACCACCAAGTTACTGGCAGGATGGTTATAGGAAGGGTGCTTGGCAACCTTTGGATGACTTCGACAAGAGATTTCCAGGGATGAACCGCAATCGTGCTTGGTTTGAAAAAAGTGAAGGTACGAATTGTACTGGTTACGTCAATATAAATGATTTACTTAATGGCAAATGCAAGAATGCAAGAGTTCGAGTTGATTAAGAAGCACATGCTTCGA